CAGAGTTTACCGGTTCCGTTTCGGGTACCTTGTTACGCGAATGGGGAATGTCAGAGCAAGATATTCCCGAGCTGCTTACCGAGTACCACGTAACCGCCTGGATGATTGACCGATTCGTCATCAAAGTACAGATTACCCCCGCCCCGGACGATCGAGCGCACTACTTTATTAGCAGCTTTGAGAAGATCCCCGGCGCCCTAATTGGATATGCTCTCCCTGACCTCTTAGAAGACGTTCAGCAGATATGTAACGCCACTGTCAGGTCTCTTGTAAATAACCTGTCTATCGCTTCCGGTCCACAGGTAATTATCAATGATGAGGTCCTGCAACCCGGTGAGGATGACAGCCTGTTCCCCTGGAAACGCTGGCATGTTTCGTATGATCCCATGGTTTCCAGTGCCTCTGCCAAACCTATTGATTTCTATCAACCTGATTCAAACGCCGCTGAACTACTCGGCGTATATGAGAAGTGGGCTGTCATGGCTGACGAGATATCCTCACTACCCCGGTATATGACTGGCAGTGAGAAGGTCGGCGGTGCAGGCCGTACAGCATCCGGACTTGCAATGCTGATGTCTAATGCTTCGAAGACCCTGCAAAATATCGCCGCCCAGATTGACAGGGATATTATGAAGCCAATATTGCAAGAGTTGTTTAACGTGATTATGGTCACGCAGCCCGGTGCCTTACGCGGCGATGAACAGATCCACGTCAAGGGTGTCAAGCAAGCAGTGAAGCGCGAACAAGATCGTATGCGACAGCTCGAGTTCTTACAGCTGACCGCGAATGAAATCGATATGAGTATTATTGGGCCCGAGGGACGATCGAATATACTTCGAAGTGTCGCCGGGAACCTGGGGTTGGATCATGAGCGGATACTTCCGGACGAAGTTGAACTACAGGATCGAATGGATCAGCAGGCTCAGGCTCAGGCTCAAGCAGCGGCTCAGGGTGCGACAGACCCTTCGCAAACTCCGGCCCCTGCTAAAGACCGTGCTGGACCAGAACAAGTCCGGCAAGACACAGGTGTTGAGAAGCAGTTTACAAACCAAGCTACAGGACGCCCAGGAATGCGGGCGGGAGGATAGCTATGAAACCCCGAATACATAAGTACGCAAACCAACCTCAGTTGATGAAGGATGGGGGGCGTGTTGGTAAACAAACCCAACAGCCGCCGAAGGATGAGGAAGGTCAAGGTACGAAAGCTGATGAGGGTGGTGAAGGGCTTGCATCCAGATGGAAAGGCCGCTCGGCGAAAGCATTGGAAGAAATGGGTATGGCTGATGGAGGCCGTGTTATGAAGAAGCCAGAGAAAGGCAAGAAGCCAAAACGAATTACAACGGAGAATCCACCTGGAGGCCCGCATACCCCAGGAGCTAAGAAAAAGAAGAAGAAGAAGTAGCATTTATTAATGAAAGTGGTAAGATTCAATAGACTTCTACACATACGTTACAGGAGATAGAGTCATGAATGGTCTTGGTGGAAGTGGTGAAGCGCACGCAGCGTTCAGCCACCAGAATGAGTTCCTTGGTAATACGAAAGGTAATCGCGATCTCGAAACTGATCGCACCATGCCAAGTGGTGGCTCGGGTGAGCCCCACGCGGCGTTCTCGAAACAAAGCGAGTTCCTTGGCGATACCAAAGGTAACAGCGATCTGAAGACGGATCGATCGAGCGGCCTGGATTCTGGCTATGGTGGTGGACGCCACAAAGCCGGCGGTTCGGGTAAGAATCAGTCTGGGCCGGGGTATTAGTCATGCACGGCAAGACTTACGCGAAAGGGAAATGCGTCAGTGAGATGCGGCTGTCAGGGATCCACGGGATCCACGATGTCACCATTCACGAAGGTGGTGTGTTACCCGATCGACGCCGAACTCGAGATATGTCGAAGGCTGGCATTACTGTCCAGGAACCCGATGGTGGATTCAAGGATGATGACGAGCGGTTGCGGTTGTACGGACTAATCCCTTGAAGCTTGATCGACGTGCAGCAAATGCCCTGACTAACCTCCGGGTCAACCCAGCATTTGGCGACTTGTTAACGTGGCTATTGGAATACGAGGCTAAGGAGACTCGGGTTTGTGTAGAAGCAGAAGGAAATACTTTGGTTAGAGCCCAAGGTGCAGTCCGAACGCTGAAACGAATTCGAGAAGCTTATGACGAAGCTCCAACCACACTTCATAAATTATCCATTACAAAGGTGAATACGCATGGCTAGTGCGCTCCCACAAGCAGTACAGAAACAGGTCGATGAAGCTAACGAGTTGATCGAAAAGATTTATCCCGTAGCAGACTCCGACGCCCCAGCCCCAGCTGAGGGTGAAGAGGCGCCTGTTTTGGAAGACACTCCACCTGTTGAAGAGGTGGTTCCACCCAATAAAGAGGTGGACTTTGAACATAAGTACAACGTCCTGCAAGGTAAGTATAATGCGGAAGTTCCGCGTCTTTCCCGGCAGGTTCAAGAGCAAGATGGGCTGATATCTGATATACGTCAACAGCTGACGAATACGCAGACTATGCTCGCATCGATGAGCCAAGGTAAATCCGCTGTTCCTAATGAGGAAGTGGTGTCACCTGCATCTCCAGCACCACGCCTGGTTCAAGACGATGAGATACGGGAGTTTGGTCCCGACCTTTATGACTTCATCAAGCGCACAGCGCAAGAAGCAGTCGATATAAAGGCGGCGACACAACCTCTGGAACAGCGGCTCGGTAAGGCAGAACAGCAAGCGCTATCCGCTGTCCAGTCTGTAGCGAGAGACCAGGGAGAGAAGGTCCTCAACCTTCTTAGCCGGGAGGTTCCCAAATGGGAAACTCAGAATACCGACGAGGCATTCTTAACCTGGCTATTAGAAGTAGATCCTTATACAGGATCTGAACGAGGCAAGCTTCTTTCGCAGGCGTTTGCGAGTCATGATGGTCCCCGCGTCGTGGCTTTCTTTAAAGGCTTTCTAAACGAAAACGCCGTCGTAACAACTCCCACGCCGGCCCCGGCTCCGCCAGATGAGACGCCTATTGCGACTCCTGCGGAAGGACAAGGGCTTGAGGGATTAGTAGCACCAGGAACTCCAAAGTCCGGTGTTGATAGTGGCGCTCCAAATGAAGCCGGAAAGCGGGTTTGGACCCAACCTTTGGTCACAGATTTGTATGCAAAGATCAATGAGTTCACTAAGAGAGGTAAGCAGGCTCCTAAAGAGCTGCGGGCACTCGAAGCCGATCTCATCCGCGCACAGACCGAAGGGAGGATACAGGCATAGCATTCTGACTTAGGAGTAAAAAGTCATGGCATATCCCTTAGGCACACCGTGGGCAGGGTCAACCCCATCCCCGGCGTACTCCGGCATCTTCATTCCGGAAATTTGGAGCGGTAAACTCGTAGAGAAATTTTACGCGGCTACCGTCCTCGGCGCTATCGCCAATACCGATTACGAAGGCGAAATTCGTAATCAGGGCGATCTCGTTAAAATTCGCACACGACCGACGATCTCAATCGAGGACTACACGGCTGACGTACAGCTAAATGTCCAACGTCCGTCAAGCAACATCGTTGAGTTGCTTATCGATAAGGGTAAGTACTTCAATCTGGCGCTCGACGACGTGATGGAAATCCAATCCGATATCGATCTCTTGTCCACCTGGGCAGAAGATGCTTCGGAGCAGATGAAGATCAAGGTCGATCAAGACGTACTTGGCGCCTTGGCTGATGTTACTAATACCGATATTGCCGCTGCTAACCGCAGTGACAATTCCGGTGCGATCTCTGGCGACATCAATCTGGGTGACTATGGTGGTCCGGTCTACGTTAACGCTGCCGCCCAAGGCACCGGCATCGGCAACGATGCTTCAAACGATCGAGCCATCATCGACTACATCACTGACTGCGGTCAGGTTCTCGACGAGCAGAACATCCCCGAAACAGGTCGCTGGATGGTTATTCCCGCCTGGCTCGCTGCCCGGATTAAACGATCCGAGTTGAAGGATGCCTCGCTCTCGGGTGATGGTACGTCGATTCTGCGTAATGGTCGTCTCGGTATGATTGACCGCTTCACCCTGTACCTGTCAAACCTTCTGGTTCCGGAAGGTGGGTACGCGGATGAGTGGCCGATCCTCTTCGGCACCAGTGCGGCTTTGACCTTCGCCAGTCAGTTCACCAAGATGGAGACGCTCCGTTCGGAGAATTCGTTCTCTAATCTCTTGCGTGGCCTGCAAGTTTACGGCTACAAAGTCGTGAACGGCGTTGCGATTGGTCGTGGCGTACTTGCAAAGGGCTAATCCCCTGATCCCTTAGGGGGTATATACTTGGTATATACCCTCTGAGGGGTTTATTAGGAGTGCCCTACCGTGGCTAAGAGCTATGAAGATCTCGTTACTGAGGCACGACAACTGCTTCAGGATACGAATCCGGATATAAGTGAACGTTTCACTGATGCGTTCCTAATCAACCAACTTAATCGCGGTTTGCAAGAGCTGGGGCGAATCCGCCCTGATGCGTTTATCGATCTATTTGACAGGAACTCCCTTAATGTTCCCGAGGTTATAGAGAGCGGTACGCCCGTCGCACCTCAGGTGATCTGGACTGATGATATTCAGTTTGAGGGTCTTTTTTATACACCCCTAGTATTCTATATAACCGGTTCGTCAGAGATTACCGACGATGAATTCACTATGGATGGTCGAGCAGGACTCCTGCTTGGGCAGTTTAAAGCCACTGTAATAGGGATCTAGTCATGGCCGACACCATATTTATTGAAGGTTCAGGTTGTGAATGTGATGTCACGCTTGATACATGGCTGAGAGATTCTCTCCCAGACGTTCCTGGTGCAGTAAGGTCTGTAGCAGAACGCCAACTCGTACTCGCGGCCCGTGAATTCTTCGAACGAACCTTTGCCTGGCAGGCGTTACTGGAAGACCAGAACGCTAAGGCAGGCCGGAAGCAGTATTGGATGTCACCGTATGATGACTATGCGAATGTCATCGGAGTGATTAGTGTTGAATTCAATGGGAACTCCCTAGCTCCCGTCCAACGTCGTCCTGTACGTAGCACTGGTTCGAATGGTCAGCCCGCCCAGGTGGGTGATGTCCCTAGCTATTTCTACGCTGCCCCTGCCCCTGATGCAATCGAACTGTTTCCCGACCTGGCTTCTGATCAGGACGACGCATTAACTTTCCATGTCGCGCTCACACCTAAGACTTCTGTGTCGCATTTGCCGCGTGTGGCTGAAATTAAATACTATGATGCGATCCTTGATGGATTCCTCGCACGTATGTATATGCAACCGAATAAACCCTACACTTCTATGCCCATGGCTATGCATAAACGTAGAGCATTCAACCACTGGATTGGTAAATATATGGGTCAGGCGAAACAAGGATATGTCGGCGCCCAGAACTGGAGCTTCCCGCCATCGTTCGGGGTTCGGCGGCTTGGGCAGGGGGCCACAGGTGGATAATGGGCGCTCAACTTTACCCCAGTACACTTGCCTCGATACAGGATGAAGTGTTTGATTGGACTGCGAACGATATCGTTGCTGTTCTTATGGCGCCGGCTTTCGCTCCTGATTTCTCTCAGATCTACGCAGATGCGTTACCTGACGCTGATATTATCGGTACCAGCAGCCCTATAACAAACCGGACATACGTCAATCAAATAGCCGCCGGTGATCCTGCGGCGTTCCTACAGTTATTCGATACTCGTGCTATTACGCACGCAGTTCTATACCAAGACACAGGTGACCTGGCCTACTCCCCCCTTCTTGCGTACTACGACTCGGATAATATCCTGGGGGCACCCTTAATATCAGAAGGGCTTGACCAGTATCTATATGGTTCGACCCCCCCTGGTGGCTTTTGGCAGTACATAGTTGCCCCTCTAACTGGGGAAATTAATACCTATCTTCTCGCTGGAAACACAGCTCTGGCTGAGCTGGAGGGTGGGGACATCATAGTTCTTCCGGAACTTCTGCTTAGTGGTAAACTAACTGTTACTACGCAAAAAGCCTGTGCATCAATAGATGAACCAGATACATGCTGTCGCCCCACAATACGGAGTTCGATATGCGAATAGGACAATATACAAAGATCGGGCGAATAACCCAGCAGCCTAATGAAAACCTGCGAAGACTCATCGATTACACTCGATGGCTTGAGGTCGGGGAGTACATTACGCTTGTTTCGGTTTCGATCGACCAAGATACTTCTCCACCGTTCGTCATATCAAGTATCGTGATTGATCCTGATGGCGGTAAGATTGCGTACTACGCCAGTGGCGGAGTCGATGGTGAGGACTACACTGCTACATTTTCTGTAACTACTAGCGTCGATCAGACGAAAGAGGACGAAGTTTTATTCGGCGTCCGGGAGGTTAACCGTGGGTAATCAGGTTTTTTCTAATAATGCTAGTGCGCTTCTGGCCGCGAGTATTAACGATACAGATCTAACTGTTCAAGTTGATGCAGGATTTGGGGCATTATTTCCTAATCCTGGTGCCAGCGAGTCTTTCCAAGGCGCCATGGTAAATGCGAGTGGAGACCTCGAAATCTTTACCTGTACAAGCCGGGCTTCAGACATCCTTACTGTTGTTCGTGGACAGGAAGGGACAACTGCTCAAGCATGGGTGAACGGTGTAACGAGAGTCGAACTACGTAACACCAAAGAAACAATGGAAGAGTTCATCCAACGCTCTGGGGACACCATGACAGGTGACCTCAGTATGGGTGGTAATGATTTGACAAACGCACGTATCGATGCGCCTGTTATAACAGGCGGTCAAGCGGTTGCTATGGCCCTTCGTGGTGTAGAGGATGACTCCTCGAACGAGGTATTTGTACCAAATGATGGTACACGAGCCACAGCAAGTGGCGCCCAGATTATGACTCTGGACGACAATGTCATGGATCTCATGCCTGTTGGTGCGATTATTTTATGGAATGCTGGGTTAATTGCCCTCCCTGATGACTGGCAGATCTGCGATGGTACTAATGGCTCACCTGATCTTACGGACGTATTTGTTCGAGGCGCTGGTGGAGCATACGCACTGAACAGTACGGGTGGTTCTGACACTGCCGGTGGTACTACTGACGCTGAGGGTGACCATGAGCATTCAGGTAATGTCGGCGACACTGCTATTACTGAGGCACAGATGCCCGAGCATCACCATAGAGTTTGGGGCAGCGTGAAGAACCCTGGCGGCGGCGTTACTTCCTTTGGGTTCAAAAATAGTGACGCACACAGTATAGCGGGTATTACCCTTGACGACGCCGGTGACTCATATGGGGACACCATGGGTGGTATTGGTAGTGAGCAAGTTATTGAAGATACTGGTAGTGATGATACTCATACCCACGCTAACCAGGGCGAAGACGGAGAGCATACCCACGAGCTTGGAACTGTTGAGACAGTCCCGGCTTATCGAGCAATTTACTATGTAATGAAGGTGGCGTGATGCCTACTTTTCTATTTGAAAACAATGCGTCCTCTACCTTAGCGGTTGCTCTGGATACACTCGGGACTACGATTACCCTTGCCGCCGGGACAGGGGTCCGGTTCCCTGATCCAGTCCTGTATTCTGAAGAGTTTGTTCTTACGCTTAAGAACCCAGGCACTGGAGAAACCGAGATCGTGGTTTGTATCGAACGTAACGATGACGTACTAAACATCACCAGGGCGCAAGAGGGCACAGCGGCCTTATCTTTTGCGATAGGTGATATTGTCGCCCATCAAATGACGGCTGGGATGTTTAACTATCTTAGAGATTTGTAATGGCTGAGCCTCGTGAATTCCAGTATACGAACTTTGCACGTTCCACTCTTCTGAGTGATCTGGCTGCGGGCGCTACTACGTTAAATATTCAGCCGACTGATCAGCATCTGTTCCCTAATGCAGATGCTACTTACGACGAGATCTTTGCGTGTATCCTCTTCTCCCCCGACGAAAGCACGATAGAGATTGTCTACTGTACTGAGCGTGTTTCAGGTATTCTTACTGTTGAACGCGGTAAAGAGAATACGGGTGACGTTGCCTGGCCGGCGGGCACAAAGATTATCCATACCTTTACTGCCCAGACTGCGACAGATATTGTAGATGCTGTCCCACCGATAATACCGATAGTGTTCGAGGAAGCTATATTGTTTATGTCTTCTGATCAGGAAGATAATGGGGGCAGGATTAGTTTGGATACTATTACCTGGACAAAACGCCAGAAGCCCCCCTATCAGACAACGGGCCTGCTCTGGATAGAATCCCAAAAACGATTTGTTATGTGTTCAAATGTATCCGACGATCAGAAATCAATTTTCATAAGCGATGACTATACTGTTACCTGGCAGAATCGTCCAACCCCTGCATCTTCTTCGGGGTGGTCTGCGATTGCATTTGCTCCTACTCTAGGTGCTTCCGGTCGGCTTGCTTGTTCTTCCAGAGATGCTGGGACAGACGGCAACAAGATTATGACGAGCGATGACTTCGGGGATACATGGATATATCGCTCTACTCCCGCTGCTATGGATGGTGAAAATTGGGATGGAATACATTGGGATGCGGTCAACGGTAATTTCGTTGTATTTGGTAATGGTGCTGGTAATGTTTATCTAAGTACAGACGGTATTACTTGGGTGCAGGCTACATCCGCTGGAGCTTTTAGTCGCGGTTTTAATATGGCCCAGCAAGATATAGCGCCGTTCGCTATGACTTATGCCTATCCAGGCAACTTCGAAAACGAGTATAGTCTCGATGGCGGCGATAATTGGATAGCAAACCCTGCCCCTAATGGGTGGCCTGGCGGGACATTGGGTATGGCTTGGGGAGGGCCTTTAGGTTCTGAAGTCTTTGTTGGGTCCCTTAGTGCGACTCGCGGCCAACCCTGGTCTCCTGATGGAGATACATGGACCGAAGGTGTAAATCCTTTACCTCTCGGCTGGCGCGTCGGTACATACGGTTATGTTGTCTGGGCACCAGATTTAGAGTTATTCATTGCAGTTAGTAAAGGCCCCGCCACCAGCCCGAACGGAATCATAACTAGTGCTGATGGGAAGACCTGGACCGGGCAGGATCTTGGTAACACAGCAGCCATTTCATTTGAAAAGGGGGCGGTTTATTCTGTTCCTGTTGGTGCCCCGAGAAACCGG